TTCTTCTTTTTGTTCTACTTGTCTTCTTGATAATATTGTTTCATCACAATCTTCAATACAAATCATTTTCCAATTATTCCAACCACCATATTCATTAATAGTTTTGTAAAGTTTTCTATTACATTTAACATTATCATTACAACTCGTCTTATGATTATGTTTTCTTCTTGTAAAATTTTTTGTTGAACCAACATATATAAAATCACAATCATCACAATAAATTTTATATATTACATATTTACTCATTATTCCTTTTTATTCCTTTTTATTCCTTTTTATTACAAAATATTTAAATCAATTTTATAAATATATATTATTCTATAAAAATAGTATATATTTCTGTTTATAATTTAAAATCTAAGCAGGGAATCCGACCAAGTTCGCGCCTATGCCAAAACCAGCACCAGAGCGGGCTGTTACCGCCATGCTTGGAAGGTATGTGTCAAGGATAGAGAAAGTGGCCGCCGCAGTTAAAGCAATAAGGGCAACTTCATCTAATCTAAGACGTTTTTGGGGGATTACGAAAGCCGCAATAGCGACCATTAAACCTTCAACAAAGTATTTAATCGCTCTTCTTACTAATTCGCCAAAATCAAACATTTCACCGAAATTCATTATATTAAATAAGAAGAAAAAAATTAAATATATATTTTTTAAAAAACTTAAAATCAAAATGATATAATTCTCTATATATGGCTAAAGAAAATAAAAGAAATCCTCATGTTGAATATAAAAATAATTTAGATGGTACTGAAAACCCTAAATATATCGATTTACTTGATGAAGATAATCCAATTGCAGGACAAAAATTCGCTTGTATCTCTTTTATATCACCTGATAAAATTATTAGACAAAAAGAAATGTTCTTTTTTCAAGAATTTTTAAAACAATTTGATTTAAATAAATCTCTTGAAAAATTTACACAATTTCTTAATTTTATTTCATTCAAATATCATGTCGATTTTGATAAAATGACTAAAGACCTTGAAGAATTTGTAAAAGAAGAAAAGTCTAATTTACATAAAACAACATTAGATGATGAATATAAAAATTTTATCGATGCTCATGAAGATAAACTTGAAGAAAAATACAAAGAAAATAATGGCTTCCAAACATCTACAAGAGGACTAAAAATTAGAGGTGTATATCCAAATCAACAAGAGGCTGAACTTAGATGTAAAATGCTTAGAGAATTAGACCCTCATCATGATGTATATGTTGGACCGGTTGGTATGTGGGTTCCTTGGGAACCTGAAGCTTATAAAACCGGTCGCGTTGAATATTTAGAAGATGAACTTAACCAACTAATGAATGAAAAACAAAAAAATGAAAAGAATGCTAAAATTGAATTTGATAAAAGAGTAAGAGAAGCTAAAGAAAAAGCAATGGAAGAAAATAAAAAGAAAGCAGAAGAAAGTGGTAATGTTCTAACACAAACTATTACAAAAGACGGTGATTTAGTTAACATTAAAAATCTTAATACTACAGAAATGAATCTATTAGAAGATAGCGAAGAAGTTTCCGATGAAACTATTAGAAAACAATTATTCGAAGGCGATGATATTGTAACTGATAAAAATAACGATCATGGTCTTAGCCAGCTAAATATTGAAGGCAATGCTAATTTTGAATTAAAAGTAGAGGATATGGAAGAAGTTGATTAAAATAAATAAGAACAATTAATTTCTGGTAATATAGCTTGATATTTTGGGGTAGGATTTGCCAACTGTTTAATTTGAGATAATATATATGACTGATTTATTATTCCTTCTTCTAAAGTAAATAATGAATCTTTTTCTTCATTAATATTTTCTTGATTTTTATCTTTATCTAGTAAAATAGTTACATTTTTTTTTTCATTTATACTTACAGATTTATTATTTTTATTCTCTCTATTTTTTCTCTCTTCTTCTAGTTCTATTTCCTTTTTCCTTTTTTCTTCTTTATAAATATTATTACTATTCATCTTATCAAGAATTTCAAAAATTATAAATAAAAATATTACTAGATTAACACTATTAAAAAATAAAAAAATAATTATAGAAATAAATATAACAGAAATCCAAAAATATATTTTTTTTACATTACTATCTAAATCTAAATTATTCGGTATAGGTGTATTTTTAAATATATAAAATATTAGTATAACACACAAAATATATGAAAATATATTATCTAATCTAAATTCATATAATATATTAAAATTCATAATAATATATTATATAAAATTGAACTCTATTAAACACAAAAATAATTAATTATATTAATTAATGGATTATCAATCTTACATTGGTAAAAAAGGTTATAGTATATTGAAATCTAAACTAACTATTGATGAACAAAAAATGATACGCGACGAATTGAATGTTAAACCATATGTTCCTGGTTCTCCTATTAATGTTACTGAATCATATCCTGTTTATTTAGAATCACCCAAAAAATTATATTTACCTAGATTTTATGGGATTGAAAAATTTGGTATGCCTAATGATAATAAATTACCAAATGGTCACGCAATTAATATAAATTTTAAAGGCATGCCAAGAGATTATCAAATTAAAATTGTTGATGAATTTTTCAAGCATATTAATGAAAAATTATTGCCTGGTGGTTTGCTTGATATCCCATGTGGATTCGGCAAGTGTACAAGTAAAAACACACCTGTTATGATGTATGATGGTTCAATTAAAATGGTTCAAGATATAAAAGTTGGAGACCAATTAATGGGAGATGATTCAACACCTAGAAACGTATTAAGTTTAGCAAGAGGACGTGAAATGATGTATGATATTGTTCCTAATAAAGGTGATAAATATACTGTAAACGAATCACATATTTTATCTCTTAAATGTTCTACAAATCATTCTAAAAAATATAGAAAAGGAGAAATATATGATATTTCTGTTAAAGATTATTTAAATTTACCTAAGTGTTTTCATGGTAGAGGAGGACCTTTACTAGGATATCGCGTTCCTATTATCTTTCCAAAAAAAGATATTATTATAGACCCATATATATTAGGATATTGGTTAGGCGATGGAAATTCAGGTAATGCTGGTATTACAAGCGAAGAACCAGAAGTTGTTTGTTACTTTAAACAATATTGTGAAAAAATAAATTGTGATATTATTCAGGGGAGAGACACTATTAACTTTAGAGGAACTCTTCGTTATTCAATAAGTGGAAAACAAATAAATAATAAAAGAACACCTAATGTATTATTAAATAATTTAAGAAAATATAATTTATTTAATAATAAACACATTCCACATGATTTTAAATGTAATGATAGACAAACAAGACTAGAATTATTAGCTGGTTTAATTGATTCTGACGGGTCATTAATGGGGAATGGTTATGATATAATTCAAAAAAATGAAAAATTATTAGATGATATTATTTATTTAGCTCGGTCTCTTGGATTTGCTGCTTATAAAAATTTATGTAAAAAAAATTGTATTTATAAAGGAGAGAAAAAAGAAGGAACGTATTATAGAACATTTATTCATGGTAAGGGTTTAGAAGAAATACCTGTTAAATGCGAAAGAAAAAAATGTCTGCCACGAAAACAAATTAAAGATGCTCTTGTTACAAGAATTAAAGTTGTTAAAAAGGAAGAAGATGATTATTATGGTTTTGAATTAGATGGAAATCGTAGATATGTTTTGGGTGACTTTACAGTTACACATAATACAATTATGGCATTGTATATCATAGCTAAGTTAAAATTAAAAACTTTAGTTATTGTTCATAAAGAATTTTTATTAAATCAATGGATTGAAAAAATAAATGAGTTTCTACCAGATGCTAAAATAGGCAAAATTCAAGGACAAATTATTGATATTGAAGATAAAGATATTGTTATTGGAATGTTACAATCATTATCAATGAAAGAATATCCTGAAGATACTTTTGATTCATTTGGATTTACAATTATTGACGAGTGCCACCATATATCAGCTGAGATATTTGTAAGATCATTACAAAAAATACTAACAAAATATATTCTTGGATTAAGTGCTACTATGGAACGCAAAGATGGACTAACAAAAGTTTTTAAAATGTTTATTGGTGATATTATTTACAAAATGAAACGAGATAAAGATGAAGGAGTTCTTATCAAAGCGATAAAATTTGTAACACAAGATGAAGAATTTAATACAATTGAATATGATTTTAGAGGAAATGTAAAATATTCTACAATGATATCTAAATTATGTAGTTTTAATAACAGAACGGAAATGATAATAAGTATTATAGAAAATGAATTAAAATTAAATAATAAACAGCAAATTATTGTTCTTGGGCAATTCAAAAATATTTTAACATATTTATACAAAGCAATTGAACACAGAAATATTGGAACTGTTGGATATTATATTGGAGGAATGAAAGAAGAACAATTGAAAAAAAGCGAACTAAAACAAATTATAATTGCCACATATTCTATGGCAGCCGAAGGCCTAGATATTAAAACATTAACAACACTAATTTTAGCTACACCAAAAACAGATATTGAACAAGCTGTTGGTAGAATATTGAGAGAAAAACATGAACAACCTCTTGTTATTGATATTGTTGATAACCATGAAGTATTTAAAAAACAATGGGATAAAAGAAAAGCATATTATCTTAAAAATAATTATAAAATTTTATATACAAAAGATTTTATAAAAAATAATTATAGCGATCATGGTATTTGGTGTGAAATCAAAAAAGAAAAGAAGAGCTCTACAAAAGAAAAAAAATGTTTAGTAAACTTTACAAATTTAAATATTAATTATTAAAAAGGTCTTATATTTCTTACTGGAGGCCAAGGATTAATTTCATTTGGTGGATAAGAAAGTTGATATTCATTTTTCCATAAAGGGCTTCCACTTAATCCACCTAATATTCCACCTTTTTGATTTTTTCTCGATCTTTTTTGTCTTCTAGATTTTTTAGATTTTCTTTGTTTTCTTTGTTTTTTTGATTTTTTAGATTTATTTTTATTTCTTTTTCCAGCAACTTGTTGGTTCGCAAATCTAAAAAATTTAGCATATGCTGTTGGCCCCGATGCTTGTTTTAATGTAACTGTTTTTTTGGGTCCTATTCCACCTTGTTTTCTTTTCATATTATGATTATTTAACCATAACGCATTATCTAATTGACTATTACATTTTGCTATTGGAGGATCTATAATAAATCCACCATATTGATTGTTTAAATTAATTGTGCTATCACCACTTTTTTTACCCTTTCTATCTTTTCTTGATTTATATCGTTTTCCTCCAATTAATACTTTTCTACTACAATCTCCATGCGATAAATTTCCTTTTACTGGAGGATAACCAGAACCAGCATATATAGAATAATCCATACCATTATCTATTTTAGTTGTAAAATATTTACTTCCACTTGGTATTGGCAATGTAATTCTATTATTACCACCACCTCTTAATTTTGGTTTTTCATAATTATTTAAATTTCCAGGTAATAATGTTCTGCCAGCTCCTATGCCACTTGTTCTTTGTGTATTATCCGCACCTCTTGGAACAATGGGTGCATACATTGAACTATAAGGAACTTGTTGTTCATATGTTCCTGGATTTAAAGCGATACCATAAGCACTCGAACCATGAACTAATCTTGTTTGTGTTCCGCCGCTTTGATTCATTTGTCCACAAACTATTTTTGGCGTTACTCCCGGAGCAGAAGATCTTGCCGCTTGTTGTGAATTAATAGGACCAGTAAATCCTCTTACTATTCCTTTATTTGAGCCAAAATTTTTTGGATTATGACTAGCAAGAGGATTTGCATATTGTAATTTAATATCAGGTCTATATGTAGCGTGATTTAAACCCAATGACATTTATATATAATAATAATATTATTAATTTTGTTCTAATTTTTGTATTTCTTTATGTGAAAATAATTTTTCTTTATTACATTTTTCAATAGGTTCCCATTTTTTAAATTTCATATTATATTTACATTTCATATATATTTCCTTTTTAACATCAACATATTTATCTATATTAATATTCTCAAAATCATCTTCTTCATCACTTTCTTCTAGTAAATCTAGATTATAATTTTCTTTAATATTTCTAAATAATCTATTCATTAATATACTTTTTTTATAATCCATAATTAATGCATATCCATATAAATAATTATTATTACAATATAATTCATATAAATCATCTTTAATTGTTGCCTTCACTTTAAAAATGCACTCTTTAATTTGCATATCTCTATTATTTAATATAATACCTGAATTATCACTTTCATTTAAATTTATAAATGTAATATGAGAGACTTCATAATGCATAAAAGGGATGTTCTTATATATTTCTTTATTATTATCAGTAAAATAAGGAATTCCTATATATAAAAAATTATTTGTATAAATTTTTTGATTAATGTAATTATCAAAAATATCACGCATTATTTTAAATTTATCAATAAATAATAATTCACCAATATAATCTCCTTTAAAGTAAAAAATATTTTCACATGAAAAATAATTTACACCTGCTTTATTATAGAAAGTTCCATAAATTATTGTATTATATGACAATTCTTTATCAAAAGAAACAATATAATTACTTATATTTGTAATTTTGTTGTATTTATTCAACTCTAAAAAATAGCATATATTATGCTTATCTCTATATGTAAACCATAAAAATCCTTTTTTTCCCTTTGGTATCAAAAAATATAAATCTGAGTAAACTTTTCTATGTAAAATTTTATCATAGGAAAGATTAATTTCGGGAAATTGATTTAATATATATTCATTATTTACCATAATAAAGTAAATTATTACCTTATCTTTAATTTATTTTATAAATATTTATCTTTATTAATTATTACTTCAATAACTAGAATATGATAAATTATTTCCATTATTTGTATTACTATCGGATAAGTTATTTACGTTCAATTCATTAAAAAAATTCTTCAATTCATTTTTCATATCATTTTTTGTTTCAGATGTTATTTTTTTCAAATTACTTATATCGGTCGTATCGTCATTATTTGATAAATTATTATTAATTATAGTTTCTTTATTATTTAATATAATTTTTTCAATATTTTTATATTCTTGCACCGGTTTATTGACTAAATCTTTAATTTTTGGAACAGTTAAGATGTTAATAAAATAACTATATAAATAATGCAGCAAACTAATAATTACAAGTGATATTATTATATAAAATACAAAATTATTAATCATTATTAATAATATTATATATTCTTTAATATTGATAAAAACGAAGAAATTTCATTTTTTATAATATTATTCGATATCTTATCTTTACTTTTATGATCCAATTCAAAATAAAAATCTGTTATATTGTTATCTTCTTCTTCCAATATAAATGTTAAAAATGATTTTTCTATTTTGAAATGTATTTTTTTTATTTTTTTTTTTTTATATAATTTTGGGACATTATATATTTTTTCCTTATTGTAAAAACTATAATCATATAACAATTCATAATCTTTATTGCTATAAATAATACAATCTGAAATAATTTTTACGTCGTTTTGATACAATTTATATAAATTTTTATTATATAATTCAAAAATTCCATCATTTGAATAAAATATAATATATTTTATATTTTTTATTTCATATTTCTTTATTAATTCAATATTACCTTTTATATTTTGTAATTCTAGATTTTTAATATAAATCTTCATGTCAAAATATATTTATAATAAACTATTTAAACTGATTTATAATATAAATATTATCAGATATTATGCCATCTTATATTAAATTTTCAAATAATGAATATACATTACATAATGATAAAATTATAGAAATTGAGTCTTTATATAAAAAATGTGGATTTAAAAAAGAAGATAATTTTGTTAAATTATTTTCTCATGATAGCAATAATGATATTTTAGAATTTTGGGGGCGCAATAAAGGTGATACTAAAAGTTTAAATACATATAACTTAGATCATTATAAATTTAAAGATAATATTTATGGAAAATTTTTATGTTTAATTAAAAATAATGATAAATATATTACATTTGATGAAGAATATTTTAAAAATATTGATAACAATATTTACAATATATACAATAAAAGAAATGATTATGATAAAGACCTAAATCTTGATCTAGCAGATGAGTCTGATTATAAATTATCTTCTAGTGATGAAGAAGATAATAGCACCGACAGTGAATCTGTATATGATTCAGAGCTTCAATATGAAGATTATGATTATTCTAAGTAAATTTTAACATGGTTTTAATGATTTGTTGAGATAACGATATCTTTAAATTGATTATAATCATCTACTAAGTTTTGGTCGGGCGATTGAAAATTATTATTATAATATGAGAAACCAATATTCCCTTGCATCATATTACTATATTTCTCATTTATTCTTGAAATTTTAATTATCTTATTCTCATTTATAAAAAAATTCATTATTGGTGGACCATTATTAAAACCTAATTTATAATATCTATATATAACAAAGTTATAATTACTTTGTATTTGTGGAGGGTTAGAATTAACTAACGTCAGATTTCTTACTTTTGGCATTATATATAATAATAATAATATTTTTTATGTAGAAGCAATAATTGTATAACCCTCATTATCTTTTTTTCTAAATATTAAATGCTTATTAGTGTGAATATCAAATTTATGTCCACAGTAATAATATTTATGAACGCCATCTGCAGATGGTGCAAATGCGTATGAACCACCTGGAATACCACTAGCACCAACACCTCCTAATTGATTCGTGCAAAATATTAAATTTCTCTTACATGGACATATAACATTACGATTCCTAAATGCTACATGTGCCCATGTATTTAAATTTCTGGATGACGGTATACCTTGTAGCTTGGAACCACCGCCCTGATTCCGATTAACTATTTTAGAAGAACCAGTAATAGCTTTATAATTAGACATTTATATAAATTATATATATAATAAAATTGAAATAAATAAATAGTATTATTAATAATTACCATAATATGTACAAAGTTACTAATGCAGAAAAATTTAGAGAACACATTAGAGACAAATTATTTGAAATTATTGAAAATAGAAATATTGTCTCTAACTTAGAAAAAGGCGTTTATAATTATTCATTAGATGTTGCCACTAAAAAAAAAATTGCAAAAAAATGGGAAAATCAATATTTTGTCCAAATTTATTTAGATAGAGTAAAAAGTATATTTATTAATTTAACAAATCAAACAATATTGGACAAACTTCTTAAAAAAAAAATTAAAGCACACGAATTAGCTTTTATGTCACACCAAGAAATGAATGAAGACAGATGGAAGGCTTTAATTGAACTACAACAAATTAAAGAAGAAAATAAATATACTCCTAAAATTGAAGCTTCTACTGATGACTTTACGTGTTTCAAATGTAAATCAAAGGAATGCACACATTATCAACTACAAACTCGCAGTGCTGATGAACCAATGACTACTTTTGTAACATGTATTCGTTGTAGTAATCGATGGAAATGTTGATTATATTTAATAATTTATATTATATATTTTATAATAAAATTGATATTTATATTTTTTATTACAATTATTTAAAGTTTCTAACTATATATTAATAATGAGCGATAACGAAGTATCAGATGTTGAAGATTCAAAATACGATAGCGATAAAGAAGATAATGATAATGAAATTATACCCAAAAAAAAATCATTAGTTATAGATTCTGATGATGAAGAAGATGAAATTGATATTAATGATGATAGTGATATAGAGCCAGATATTAACGAAGAATTTGATAATGATCATGAAATAATATCGAATTTAAATCGTAAAAATAAAGTAAACGGTAACATTGAAAATACAGGTTATGATGATAATATTAGCCCTATTAATACTGATATAGATAGTGACGACGAAGATTATTTACAAAAATTTGATGAAAATATCAAAAAAAATTATATTCAAAATAATCACCCGGAATGTTTAATAGATAATTTACATTTAGTTGAATCTTTAAGCAAAATTACTAGAAATAATGATGGAATTATTATTGATGATTATCATAAAACTGTTCCCTTTTTAACAAAATATGAAAAAACAAGAGTTATTGGCCAAAGAATTCAGCAATTAAATAATGGAGCAAAAGTATACATAAATATATCTGATAATATTATTGATAATAATGTAATTGCTGAAATAGAATTAAAAGAAAAAAAAATTCCATTTATTATTAGACGCCCCTTACCCGATAATAGTTTTGAATATTGGAAATTGCAAGATTTAGAGCTTATTGATTAATATGAAATAATCTCATCATCAAGTGTAATATTTATATCCAATTTTAATAAAATTTTTATTATTAAAATTGAATAATATTTTTTTATAAATAAATAAATAATGAAAATGATTACTAATTCTACAGATTGCGAAGAAACATATTATTGTAAGGAATGTTTAGATGATAATATTCCAAAACCACATTACCATGTAAATATAATTAATAATAATATTTATTGTCCATTACATAATAATATGTGTAACTATTGTAATAGTCATAATCATAACACACAAAAGTGCCCTTTTGTAAAAATAAGATTATTATCTACATTTTGCCATAAAAAAGAGTGTATATTTAAAAGTAAATTACGTAAAAATTCTAATTATCGTTTGATTAGTAAAAAAAAAATACAAGAAAAAAACGAAAAAGTAATTGATATTGTTGAAGAAATGTCTAAAATGATAATTAATAGAAAAAAAAAAATTTCATGGTTTGATGATGAAGTTCAATATAAATAAACTACTATTAAATATATATTTAAATAAATATAATTTTTTATTTTATTTTTACTGTTCATCTATTTTCCAACTAAAATTACATGAGCTACAAATGTAAATATATTTAACATTATCATCATCATATCTTACATAAATGATTTCGCTCACCCCATCTTCTTTATTAGAAGAACAACTTTGATTTGGACATTTTATAGTGTTTGTTCTTGGCAAAGAGGGATCTAATTTTGTATATTTATTTATAATATATTTATATTTTTGGTCATTATTAATTAAATCATTATTACTTATACAAATACTTTCATTATTTCTTGTTGTTTCTTCATTACCACAATTTCTACAATAATGGATTAATTTATTTGAATTTGCTTCTGACAATCTTAAATAATACATATTATCGCATTTACCACAAAAGTGCATTTTAATATAATATATTAAAATATTTATATTATATATCAATTTTATTATTTATTTACTTAATTTTTCATAAAAATTTTCTAGTTTTTTTTTTACTTTATTATAATCTATATTTGTATATAAATTATAAATGCTAGTTGTTAAATACAAATCTGTAGAATTTTCTATATTTTTATTTATAATATCAATAATATCATTGTAATTTTCTTTAAATTTTTCAATTATTATATTGTCAAATTTATGAAACCAATCAACATATATTGATTTTTCTAATATCCCTAGAATAGCTCCTTCCATATTTTTATAACTAATTATTTTATTATAATTATTATTATCTTTATGTTTTGATGAAATACCCGGTTCATTTGTCAAAGGCATATTATCCAATAATGAACATATTGTTAACAATACACTGCTTAACGTTTGACAACTTGACCATTGTTCTCCTTTCCATGTATTTAATATAGAAACGCACACTTTTCCATTTACATATAAATTTGGATGAAACCGTGTTCTTCCGTCATTTGTACAATACGTAAACTTTGGAGGTTGGTAGGGATAATCAGAAGGATAATCTATAGAAAATAAATAATATCCATAATTGTAAAGGGTATCTTTTGGGCCAATTATCAAAGCATAACCCTTTAAAATATTGCTATCATCATGAGAGTAATATATACCATTATTGTGTAATAGATTTTCTTTTACTTCTTTTATATCTTTAACTAATCGATTTATTGTTACCTTACTTATATATGTAGTCATATACTATAAACTATTATATCTTTTTATATTTAAATTAAGAAAGAAAAATTGACATAAAAATATATTTTAATATATACATAAAAATGGCCCTACAAAATTTAGAAGATTTTTTGAAATTAAATGTAGTTAATAAAGGCCAACCATTTACACATACCAGAATAGGAGATAAAGAATGTAAAATTTCAGGGGGTTTGTATAATATTATAGATAATAAAAAATTTTTAGATAAATATTATATTCATGTTTTTGAAAATCACAATAAAGAGTATCTTACCGAGAAACAATTGGTTGAAAATGCTCCGCTACTTATAGATATTGATATGAGATATGAAAATAGTATAACAGAAAAACAACATTCAAAGGATCATATTATTGATATGATGATGTTATTTGCCAATAAAATTTTGAAAATTTGCGATATTAAAGATAAACAAGAAATTGACATTTTTATTATGGAAAAAAAAGATGTAAATGTATTAGATAGCAAAACAAAAGATGGAATTCATATGATTATTGGAGTTCGATGTCATAAAGCAATTCATGTTCTTATTCGAGATGCGGTAATGTATGAGTTAAAAGAAATATGGGAAGATTTGCCATTAACAAATAGTGCCGAAGATCTTGTAGATGAAGGTATAATCAAAGGAACTGTAAATTGGCAAATGTATGGTTCTAGAAAACCGAATTGTAAAGCATATATGATTAAATATCATTATAAAATTACATGGAAAGAAGATAAAGATGATTGGGATATTATAGAATATGATATTGAAAAATTTAATACAAAAAAAAATATACACAAATTATCTGCTCATAATGATAGTTTTCCAATTATAGATGTTAATGACAAATTTAAAGAAATGTATGAAAAAATTAAAGATAATTATACTTCGAAGAAAAAGATAAAACCAACTAGTAAATTAATTATTAAAGAATATAGTGGTTTCAGTTACAAAGATATTACTGATCAAAAGAAGCTAGATGAAATGATCAATGATATGTTTAGTGATTTTGAAAATAATCCAATGGAATACGAACTCAAAGAAACTCATGATTTTGTTATGATTTTACCAGTTTCTTATTGGGGCCCTGGTTCTTATAATAAATGGATACGTGTAGGATGGGCTTTAAAAAATACTAACGAAAAATTATTCCTTACTTGGATCAAATTTTCATCACAATCTAAAGATTTTCGCTGGGATGATATGGATACATACATTGATTATTGGCAAAAGTTTGATAGTCATAATCCAGATGGTTTGACATCACGCTCAATTATGTATTGGGCTAAAATTGATAATTTAAAAGAATATAGTAAGGTTAGATATCAAACTGTCAGTTTCTTCTTAGAATTAACTGTTAATCAGGCTACTGAATGGGATTTTGCTCAAGTTTTATATCAAATGTGTAAAGACCAGTTTGTTTGTGTTAGTGTTAAAAATAATATTTGGTATGAATATATAAACCATAGATGGTTTGAGATTGATTCTGGTAATACTCTTAGATTAATTATTTCTAAGAAAATGCATGATTTATATATGCGAAAAGCTCAAGAAATTGTTAATGGAATGCAAAAGCTAGATCAAAGTGATGAGAATTATGAGCCATTAAGAAAACGCGTTCAAAAATTAGGCGATGTTTGCGTTCTTCTTAAAAAAACTACTTGGAAAAATAATATTATGAGAGAAGCAAAGGAATTATTTTATGATAAAGATTTCTTAAATAAAGTTGATCAAAATCCATATTTACTTTGCTTCAATAATTATGTAATTGATTTTAAACAAAAAACACATAGAAATGGTCATCCGGAAGATTATATCTCAAAAACAACAAATATTGATTATATTCCAATGGATAAATTTACTGATAAAGAACATGCTATTAAAGATGAAATTTACAAATTTATTGAAGAATTATTTCCCCACAATGATTTAAGAAGTTATATGTGGCAACATTTAGCTTCGTGTTTAATTGGAACAAATGATAATCAAACATTTAATATTTACACTGGTTCGGGTCGTAATGGTAAATCTAAATTAGTAGATTTAATGAGTAAAGCAATGGGCGATTATAAAGCTACTGTTCCTGTAACATTAGTAACTCAAAAACGCAATAATATTGGCGGCACATCTTCTGAGATTGTTCAGTTAATGGGTGTTCGTTATGCTGTTATGCAAGAGCCTACAAAAGGTGACAAAATTAATGAAGGAATTATGAAAGAAATTACTGGAGGTGACCCTATTCAAGGGCGTGCTTTATTTAAAGAGACTGTCACTTTCATTCCACAATTTAAACTTGTTGTATGCACAAATACATTATTTGATATCAAAAGCAATGATGATGGAACTTGGCGTCGCATTCGTGTTTGTGATTTTATGTCTAAATTTTTAGAAAAACCATTTGAAGATGAAGATAAATTTCCAAAAAATGAATATCCCTATCAATACCACATTGATAAACGTATTGATGAAAAATTTGAAAAATGGGCTCCGATATTAATGTCAATTTTAGTTGATATGGTTTATAAAAATAATGGTATTGTAAAAGATTGTTCTATTGTATTAGGAAGTAGCGATCAATATCGCGAAGGTCAAGACTATTTAGCTGAATTTGCGAAAGAAAAAATTATAAAATCAAATGGTGGTTCTATTAAGAAGAGTGAATTAGTAGAAGAATTCAAAAAATGGTATACTATCAATTATGGGAAAAATATACCAAAAGCTCGAGAATTATATGATTATATGGATAAACGTTATGGAAAATATGTTGGTAAATGGAAAAATATTGTTGTAAATTATGATGATGAAGCTGAAGATAATGAAGAAGATTAAAATATTATAAAAAGAATATTATTCAATATTATTTTGTTTTTCAATATAAACATTATCACATAACTTTTTAATTATTTTCTCTCTTCCTTCTTCAACTGATTTGCCACATTCACTCATTAATTTTGCAAATTCTTCCTGCTGTGATGGATTATTCATATAATTTGGATGTTCATCTAACCATACATTCAAGTTTTTTAATTGTTTTGATTCAATTGATTTTAATGCTTTATTTATACATTCTTTATTTTCATCTTTTTCCCATTCATTATTTTTTACATATAATGTTTCTCTCTTCTTATCTGTACAATGTAATGGTCTTTCATATAATGAAAGTTTATTCATGTTTTCCATTATAATATTACTTATACCATTTATTAGCCCTTTATCTTTTGTTGTTAATAAATTTTTCATGGAAATTTCTATTTTATTTATAAATTCATCCATCGATATAGCATCTTTACATTTTTCATTTAAAAATACATTAATATTAAATTTCTGTTTTATATTATTATTATTCATACCAATTTTTGGTATTAATTCACTTATTTGGTCTTGTTGTTTCATCAATAAACCACGCATTTCCTTATTTTCATTTATTACTTGTAAAAACATGGATTTATAATCTAAATCATTTTCATCTTTATTAACTAGAAAATTATTATCTATTTCATTATTTATAATTTCTTCTTTGCTATTATCGTGTTTTTCTTTATCTATAAAATTACATTTTTTTTTATGATTATATAAACTCTGTGAATGTTTATAATTTTTACCACAATTACAAAAAAACAGTTTTTCGGAACTTTTATCATCAGTATTGATAAGTATTTTATGTTTATTAGTTAATAAATGTCGACTAAATTGACTTTTACGTGACGTAGAATAGTTACATTTTTCACAATAATAATTAGTGGAACTTTCTTGAACTTTTTTATCAGTATTTTCGAACATTTTCATCAGTATAGTATACTTATATAAAAAGTTCCTAAATTATTTACAATAATTAAAAATAAAGGTTCAGTAACACTTTTTTAAATTCAAAATTATAATTAAGAGCATTATGGTGTGAACTCATTTTTTGCGTTTTTTTTTACAATTCTCAAATCGAAAAATGAAAATTGGACATTTTTTTGTCCATTTTTCAAAAATTTTTTAGAGAATTAAAAAATGAAAAAAATAACAATTTAGCTAGGAGAAAACCATAAATTTATAAAATAATAAAAATTTATTTATTTTATAAACCTTATTCATCGACTTTTTCTATATATACATTATCACATAACTTTTTTATTATTTTCTCTCTTCCTTCTTCTACTGATTTACCACATTCACTCATTAACTGCGCAAATTCTTCTTGTTCACTTGGATTATTCATATAATTTGGATGTTCATCCAACCATACATTCAAGTTTTTTAATTGTTTTGATTCAACCTTCTTTAATGCTTTATTTATATGCTGTTTATTTTCATCCTTTTCCCATTTATCATTTTTTACATATAATGTTTCGCGCTTTTTATCAGTGCAATGTAATGGTCTTTCATAGAGAGAAAGTTTATTCATATTTTCCATTATAATATTACTTATACCATTTACTTGCCCCTTATCTTTTGTTGTTAATAAGTTTTTCATAGAAACTTCAATCTTATCTATAAATTCATCCATTGATAATGCATCTTTACATTTTTCATTTAAAAATACATTAATGTTAAATTTTTGTTTTATATTATTATTAGTATTATTATTATTATTACCCATCTTAGGAATCATTTCATGTATTGTTTTTTGTAATTCACTATTTTGATTAATTAACTGTAATATTAATTCCTTCATATCATCTTTGTTATTATCTTCAATAATCTTCGTTTCATTATTATTTATTACTTGACATTTTTTTTTATGTTTCCATAATCCTGACCTATTCATAAAATTTTTATTACAAATATTACATACTAATATTTTTGTTTCCACCGTTTCCATTTGTTTCCGTTTATGTTTTAAGGTTTTTAAATGTTGCTCCCATAAAAATTTCTTACAACAATTATAATCACAAATTTTACAAAAGTATTTATCATTCATATTATTCATGTTTTTGGTTTCCATATATGCTATATTATAGAAACATAAAATATGCCTAAATCTTTTTCAAAAAAGTAAAAATAAAAAGTTCAGTAACACTTTTAATAATCCAAAGTTATAAATAACAGCATTATGGTCTTATCTCATTTTTTGCGTTTTTTTTACAATTCTCAAATCGAAAAATAAAAAATGGACATACTTTTTATGTCCAATTTTATAAAATGGAATATAGAATTAAAAATAAAAAAACATTAATTGTCACTGACTAAACTAATAATTTATAAAATAATAAATATTTATTTATTTTATAAACCTTATTCATCTACTTTTTCTATATATACATTATCACATAACTTTTTTATTATTTTCTCTCTTCCATTTTCTATTGATTTACCGCATTCACTCATTAACTGCGCAAACTCTTCTTGTTCTAGTGGATTATTCATATAATTTGGATGTTTATCTAACCATACATTCAAGTTTTTTAATTGTTTTGATTCAACTTTCTTTAATGCTTTATTTATATGCTCTTTGCTATCATCCTTTTCCCATTTATTATTTTTTACATATAATGTTTCACGTTTTTTATCTGTACAATGTAATGGTCGCTCGTAGAGAGAAAGTTTATTCATGTTTTCCATTATAATATTACTAATACCATATACTTGCCCCTTATCTTTTGTTGTTAATAAGTTTTTCATAGAAACTTCTATTTTATCAATAAATTCATCCATTGATAACGCGTCTTTACATTTTTCATTTAAAAATACATTAATATTAAATTTCTGTTTTATATTATTATTACTATTAATATTATGATTACCCATCTTAGGAATCATTTCATGTATTGTTTTTTGTAATTCACTATTTTGATTAATTAATTTTAATACTAATTCCTTCATATCATCTTTGTTATCGGGTAATAATACATTATCTTTATCATTAATATCCTTACATGTTTTTTTATGTGTGTATAAACCTTGTCTATATTTATATTCTTTTCCACAATGACAAATATATTTTATTATTTCGGCACTGCCATTGTCATTATTTTGTAATCTTTTATGTTTTAAAGTTGTAAGATGAGTATTAAAATTACTTTTTTTAGAGCATTTAAAGTTACATAATTCACATTCATATTTTTTGGCATTTTTTAGCATTTTTTCAGTAATCATTTGTAATTATATTATAATTACATAAAAAATGCCTAAATTATTTTAAAAAAGTAAAAATAAAAGGTTCAGTAACACTTTTATAAAACAAAAATTATAAATAACAGCATTATGGTCACAATCAAATTTTGCGTTTTTTTTTACAATTCTCAAATCGAAAAATAAAAAATGGACATTTTTTTATGTCCAATTTTAAAAAATGGAATAAAGAATTGAAAATAAAAAACGTGTATTTACACTATCTAAACCATAATTTTATAAAATAAACAATTAATATTTATTTTATAAACCTTATTCATCGACTTTTTCTATGTATACATTATCACATAGTTTTTTAATTATTTTCTCTCTTCCATCATCAACTGATTTCCCACATTCACTCATTAACTTTGCAAATTCTTCTTGTTCTAATGAATTATTCATATAGTTTGGATGCTCCTGTAACCATACATTCAAGTTTTTTAATTGTTTTGATTCAACCTTCTTTAATGCTTTATTAATATGCTCCTTATTTTCATCTTTTTCCCATATATTATTTTTTACATATAATGTTTCGCGTTTCTTATCTGTGCAATGTAATGGTCTTTCGTAGAGAGAAAGTTTATTCATGTTTTCCATTATTATATTACTTATACCATACACTTGTCCTTTTTCTTTAGTTGTTAGTAAGTTTTTCATAGAGACCTCTATTTTATCTATAAACTCATCCATTGATAATGCATCTTTACATTTTTCATTTAAAAATACATTAATATTAAATTTCTGTTTTATATTAGTATTATTATTATTATTATTATTATTGTTATTACCCATGTTAGGAATCATTTCATGTATTGTTTTTTGTAATTCATTATTTTGATTAATTAATTTTATAACTAATTCTTTCATTTCATCTTTATTATCAGGTAATAATACATTATCTTTTTGATTATTTCCTTTACATGTTTTTTTATGTGTATATAAACTTTGCCTATGTTTATATTCTTTTCCACAATCACATATATAATTTATAATTGCGTCGCATTTGTAAGTATTATGTAAGTTTTTATGTTTATTGGTAAGCAAATGTTTTTCATAATCATTTTTTTTACTGCTTTTATAATCACATTTCTCACAAAAATATTTATGTGAGATTTTTTGCGATTTTTCTGTAAGCATTTGTAAGTATATTATACTTACATAAAAATCTCCTAAATCTTTTTCAAAAAATAAAAATAAAAAGTTCAGTAACACTTTTATAAAACAAAAATTATAAAACAAACCATTATGGTCTAAAGTGATTTTTTCATTTTTTTTTGCAA